TACACCAGTACTTACATCAACACCACTGCCTATTGCTGGTATAGCGTCTCCTTGCTGCCAACTTTCCGTTAGCGAAAACGCTGATCCTGCTGTATTTATTTCGTACGTTCCAACATCAAGCGTAGCGGCTGCTGTTGCTGATCCTGCTGTTAGTTTCCCAATATGTTCACCAGTGCTGACCTTAATATTAGATCCCGACACTGCATAAGTTGATGGGACTCTGGTTGCTTGGGTGCTACTAGCTCCAACTGTTAGAGAAGTAGAACTAGAAAGCTTTGATATGATCTCTGCTTGGCAAGGAGCAGCAGCTAATAAGAACAGGATTAATAACTTTTTCATGTCAATTTATCTATTTCTTTTCCAGAAACAGAATTAGTTTCTTGTTGAATTGGAATAATTTTAACCCCAGTTTCAAATCTAACTGTTGTTACTGAACCGTTAGCAGCTTCTGCTTTTTTCTTTTCTTCTTCTGCTTTATACGTTCCATCTCCTCTTTTCTTAGCAGTTTCCAAGCCAAAACTGGCAAGTGCTCCTGTAAACACTGAAGCTATAAAGGTTGGATCTATGCGTTCTTGTTCACCAATCCCAGGAATAGTTACATAGTTAAGAGTCAAGATAAATCCTGACCAAACAACGACACCTAATCGAACAAAAGTAGAAAGAACTTGCAGTTGTTCTTCTTTATCATCTAAATTTTCCTTTAATTTCTGCAAAGGATTCTTTTTCTTTTGCTCAGGTGTTTTCTTTTCTTCCATAGAAATCAGTGGTAGGCAGCCCTACACTAGACAAAATTCTTCATTTTGAACAGTGGCAGAGATTACAGCAGCAATCATTGGTGCAACAGCCAGCGTTGTCATCATGTCTCTTAGTAACGTAAGCAACCGCCGAGATCGAGATACTAGGGAGCTATTTAATCGTATAAATGAACTAGAGAAAACAGTTGCTAGTCATCATCCACCAGAACGTAATCGCAAGTGGAGAGTTTAAAGAGGATCTTGCGGAAATACTTGGAAATCACTAACAGGAAATTCTAAATGCTCCCACACGTGGGAATTAGAAGCGACATCTAAAGCATCATCAGGTGTTTGGGCTATGACAACCGTTTGGAATCCAGCATCAGTAACAGAACCATACCCAACAAAACCAGCAGGGATACGCACCACCCATCCTCTAGGTCTGTATTCAGTGGTTCCCATGGGTCTTGATCCATCCTGCTTTTGGGTTTTTGTTTTGGACTTGTGTGAGTGGGACACCAAGTATTTGTGCATCGAGAAGGCCCTCAATATCACCTTTATACGCTGCCAATTCCAATTCCCAGAGTTCTTGTTCACGTTCCTTAATAGCTCTATCTTCATCTATAGCAAGAGACTCGTTCCAATACTGAACTGCACCAGCTAAAGAGTCTAATCTGTCATCATGTTGTAAAGATTGTTTATCGACAGTGAGATGAGTTAATTGATGAAACAACTGGTATGCCAAGGCTGTCTCTACGGAATCATCATCTCTAGCTTTGGAATCATCTTCAATTACCGAGCGATTAAAGATCAACCGATGTTGATTCATCACTGGTTCAAGAGCATTAATAATTCTTCTTTCCTTCTGAACGTTGCTCCTAGTCGCTTCAATTGTGCAGGGGTAAACCTCTCTGAGGTAAGGCTGCAATAGATTTTCCATCATGCCTTGACCAAACTGATCTTCCAAGAGAATCAGTTTTACTTTTCTACGTTTAGCTGCTTCTGCAATTCCTCTTAAGACAGGTTCTGTGTACCCTTCTCTAAAAGATCCAACCTCTAAAACAAATAAATTTCCGTTGAGGTGAGCGACAATAGAATAAGCAGTTTCATCTAAACCCTTACCTGAAGGATCTATAAACATCACGCATCCTTGGAACTCAATCCACTGCCCATGTATAAACGCTGGCCTGTGATAATAGTCACCACTAAACCCAACAGCAGGTAAATCAGTAATCCTGTACTCAGCACCAGAAGACCACACCACTTTTTCAGGTGCATCTTGGTCAACTTCTAAAACTACTAAGTCAGATAATCTAAGAGGGAAACGATTTAGATCACTAAGTGTCGTATCTAATTGAAACTGAAGTGTGAATTGTGACTTACCATAACTAGCTTCTCTTTCAATTAGATCTAGTTCATTAAAGCGATCAGGGTCAGTTGGTTTATTAACAAGATCGACACAGTTCTCAAGTATGATTGGTGCTAGAGATGCACCGTATTTTTGTGGTTTCTTTGGATACCTTGAAGGCCAGATACGACATTCATATCCTTTTGTTTGCAGTTTGTTATAAATACTTTCTTCCGTCTGAGGCGTACCGAGGAACATAATTTCTCCACCTGGTTTTAGGATCGCATTAAATTCTCCGACAGATACAATTAACTTCTCTCTCATTCCTACAGTCCAAGCTGTATTAGGAACTTCACAGTCATCTGCAAGTATTAAATCTGCTCTACTACCAGTAAGCTGTCCAAAAATACCAACAGACTTAACCGATGGAGACTGATCTGGTGTCGCTGGTCTTACATCAAATCTATTACTCGCACTTCTTTGCTCATCCCTATCTGGTTCTAAGCACTTCAATATATCCATCTCTCTAATTAACCTTAAACAAAACTGTGCAAAGTCATCTGCTCGCATCTTGCTTGCAGATACAACCATGATCTTCTTCTGTGGATCATTCCTTAACAGCCACAACACATAAGCTGCTGCCATCCAACTCTTACCAACCCCACGAAAAGCCTCAATAATTCTTCTCTTAGGCCCATCCTGCATATATTCAGCTATATCTAACTGAACAGGAGTTGGATTAGGAAGCTGTAAATGCTTCCAGACGACAACTAAAAAATACCTGAAATCCTCTCTGAACTGTTCAGGTAACGGCTGCCATCGTTCCTTTCCCATCTACTTTTTCTTATCCTTCTTTGGTGGTCTTCCTACCTTAGTTCCATACGTACCCTTACCTTTTGGTGACATAATTAAGCTCGCTTCTTCTTAAATGCTACGACATTCTCTATATCAGGCAACTGTTTCGCTAGATCTCCAAATGCTGTACCCTCTACTGGCTGTGCACTGATCTGATTATCCTTCAAAAACTGTCTAGCTACATTCACATCCGCAACAGTCATCTCCCCAGACACTAACTTATCCATAAACCATTCCGCTAACCCTGCATGTAAATCTCCCAATACCTCTGTCGTACTCTTCTTAGCCATAACTTTTCAGTAATTCCCCTTAATCATACACAAATATTGGCAGGGGTCTCACCCACCACAGGAAGACCCCTTGTTAGCCCCACTGGACAAGGCTAACTACCCTAAATTCTACCCCTCAAATCCCTTGCTATCACTAACTGTCCATATATGAATAGAATATCTTCCTTATCCTGCCTATAAGATCCCACTAGATCCCCCCTATAAGATATCTGTTAAATCCTCACAGATCCCATTTTTATCGGAAAAATGTGAGGGGTTAACGTGTAGTAGGGAGTGAGTCGAATACCCCCCATTGGTGTCCAAATCCTGTCCAAATAAGGGGGTAGGGGGTCTAATCCATTGGTACGACTAGGCTGCATAACTGTGTTTGAAGCAGTTATGCAAGGCTATCAGGTCGATTTATCAGTAGTTTTTAGAACTATTCAAGTCTTTTAGTTTGTTACCGCAGAGAATCAAATACTTACTTACCAATCAATAGCTATTGAAAAAACAATGAATTCTGATATAGTGAGAAGTGAACCTACCACAACCGAATATGGGATTACCTGAGAGGACACGCTCATTCCTTGAATCACACTTTGGCTTCGTGCTAGAGGACATCGTGACTGACAAGGACGGTCAGGAGAACATCGGAGTCTTACTACCTTCTAAGGAAGGATTAACTAGGCTGGACTCTGAAGAATTAGAGCGTTACATGTCATTCATGACAGGAGAGAAGGGATAGGCCCTGAGGCAGGTTCAACTCCTGCCTTCTCCATTCCCTCAATCAAGAGGGACAGCCCACCACTAATTTTTAATTATGGATAAGTTAATTGAGGACGTACGACAATACGTCTTAGATCAACTAGAGGATGAAGTAGGACTCGAAGACTATGGGTGCGACTTGCACCACAATCTTTTAAATATGGATTACTTCATTATCGGGACATATAAGGCTAAGCAATGGCTAGGGGATCAAACCTTCGAAGCCATTGAGAAGATTAGAGAATATGAGCAAGATAATTTTGGCGTGGTCAGCACTAAGTTTGATTGTCCTGAGTCGGTAGCAAATATGCTCGCTTATGTACTAGGTGAGGAGATCTTGCAAGGCTCAGAACATCTAAATAAATACTGTTGGGATCGTCTTCTTAATGCTCATAGTTTAAAGATTATTGCCAGCCAACTATGACTCTCTCTCTCTGTCCTACGGGACAGACTGAGGGACTCACCCTCACAAATCCCACCTAAGAGTTAATTGTGACTTTTACGACTTACATTGATGATCCAAAACTTATTCCAATTTTATTGGATCTTGGATGGATTGTTATCAAAGAAACGTGGACAGATTGTCCATTAAACATCTACCAAAGTTTATCTAATTAAATGATTCTCTCTCTCTGCCCTAACTATTGGGCAGACTGAGGGGTTCACACCCTCAAAAATCCCACCATTTAATTTTTTTATTGTGGCTAAAGACACTATTGCTTCACTGACTCAAGATAAACAAACGCTTGAAGCTCAGGTGACACAGTTAACACCAGCAAAAGAACAGCTAGACAGTCTATGGATTGTGCTTGCTGTCGTATTCACATTCGGAGTTCTTTTCTAATGCGATTAGATTTAACAAAAGCACAAGCCAAATCTCTTTATGAGGGGCTAGATCATTTGGTTTATCTTGAACCAATGGTTAAAAAGAAAGATCGACCACACCTGTATGAAATCTTCCAGCTAGTTAAAAAAGAATTGCGTTACGAAGAGATTAATCATCCTGAGAAGACAGTGTATGACCGTGCCTTCATCCCTGGTTGGGATGATTAGGCAAACCATAGGGACAGCGTTAGGTTTAACAATCTACGCTGTCCTTTTTTTATTGCTGGCTAATAGTCCAGCAGTACAACAACCCAAGAGGAATTATGAAACTAAAAACAACGAGGAAACAACGTACTTGTCACGCTTGCAAAAGTTCAATAGTTAAGGGTGATAAGTACGGTCAAAGGTCTATCACTTTAGGCTCAAAGAAAGATGGAATGACAGAATCATTTGACAGAGACAAGGGAGCCTTTGTCGTGCATCAAATGAGAGTCAATGTTTCTTTATGCAAAGAGTGTGCTAATGGGGCCAACTGAATCAACTAAAAAGATCACCTGTAAAGATGGTGAGTGCGTGGTAACTGAATATTTTCAACCCATGCACAAGTATTCACGCACTGGATTTGATGGCAAGCTCATTAAATGTCCAGTATGTGAGTCGAGCCACCGTGTCTATCACTTGGCATGGTCAGCACTTACATGTCAGTCATGCAAATCAGATGTTG